GAGATAAGGGGATAGTTGCGGAGCACGAGCGCTCGTTCCCCACGGCCGTTGTAGAGCTCGTCGTAGGTCTGCTTGACGAACTGGCGCTTGCAGTGGCGTGTAATGGCGAGGGATGCCGCGGTAATGAGAGTATTGATGGCGGTGTCGTCGGACCCCGAAGCGGCGGCGGAGGGAAGGGCGACACGGGCACGGGCATTGGTGATGAGGTCGTTCCAGGCCATGATTACACTGCTGGTGCCGTTGCCAGCACCGCTCCTGAGTATTTCGGGTCTGCTTGAATCGCCGTCAACTGTGTCGGTGTGAGGACGGCGTGGATCTGGAAGGTAGCGCCATGACCGCCCGGAGCGCCGGTAACGTCGGTCCAGGACAGAGCCGGGTGGTCGTCCATGATGGCTGGCCGATAGGGGTCCCGGATGGTGCCCGTCCCCTTCCACGAAGTCTGCAGCGTAGCTTTGGTATGGGCCATGATCACTCCAAACAATGACGAAGGTCGAATGACGAATGTCTAAAGAATGACGAAGTCCAAATGACCAAGCACGACTCCATAAGCGTTTGGGAATTCGGTATTGGACATTCGACATTCTTTCTGTCATTGGACATTCGTCATTCGTCATTACCCTTAGACTCCCGTACTCGATTCCGTCCATGCCCCCAGGACATTCACCTTGCCTTGAATGCCGGCGCCGCCGGCGTAGAGGGTGATAATGAACGCGGTGTTGGCGGCGGCGTTCTTCTTGGGAGGGACGAAGGGAATGAAGCCGGGGCCGGCCGAGGTGATGTCGATATCGAACACGATCGTTCCGGACACGTCTTCAAGTTTGAGCCGCCCCCCGGTGGGCGCAGCGGAGTAACTCCAGGCCACGCCCGAGAGGACGTTGACCTTGCCGGCACCGGGGGCGGCGAGAGTAATCACGGCATTGGTATTCGTGGCCGGCGTGTTGTTGTCGGCCGAGCCGTTCGTAGGAAGCGGTAGCTCGTGTTGGTTTACCGCGTTGTTGATGCTCATGGGTTGTTCTCGTTATGGGCTGGTGGCGTTGAAATTCGAGACGAGGGCCTTGCTCACGGTCTGGTAGTCAGCGAACACGCCGCACTTGGTGGCGGTGTTGTTGAATGAGGACGTGTAGCTGATAGAGTTGCCGCCGTCGAGGTAGGCAGTGACGGTGTTGCCGCTGCCGCTTACTTGCATGCTGTGTGGGTTGGTGTCGTTGGTAACGTTGGTGCTGGCACGCTGGGTGTAGGCGCCGGCGACCTTGGTGTAGAGGGCGAACTGGGCACTCGCGCCTTTTTGCCAGTACGCAAGGTAATAGTTGCTCGTGTCGCTGCCCCGGATAATGAGGCCGCAGCCGCCGTTGACGGCCAGGTCGGTTAGCTGCACGGTTCCATTTGCCGTCACCGTGCTTTGACCGGAGTCGGAGATGTCTTCGGAAGCGGAGCCGGCGTCGGTGTTGGTCGCGGCTCCATTGAGTAGGGAGAGTTCGTGAGTACCGGCGGTCCAGCCTGGGCCGATGTTCATGGTGTGGGCGGAGAGGTGGGTGCCATTGGTACCGCTAAATAGGTCCTGGAGGAGATAGACGTTGATGATTCCGGAGAGGCCGGAGAGGCCGGTGTCGGCTTGCATGGTTTACCTCGCTTGCGGGGACGTGGCCCAGAGGAACTTGGAGAGTTTGATGGGAGACAGTTTCCAGCGGGTCACTTCGAAGGGAGGCTCGTAAGGCTTGGCCGTGGTCTTCACTTCGAGGACGTTGGTCCAGAATAGCTTGCCGACGGAGCTAGTGATGTTCGTGTCGAGGGTGAGACGGTCGGTGCTGGATTCGACGGCGTAGCGGGTAAAGCAGACGGTGACAACGGGGATGAGGTCCTGATCGCGGTTGAGATCGAGTAGGCGGGCCAAGAGATCGGCGGGAATGTGGAGCTCATCGAGCGCAAGCTTGTTTTGCAGGAAGGCCTCGGCTTGGTCGGGCGGTAGGTCGGTGCGGTACTTGCCGGATTCCGTCTTGAGCGAAAGGGCGTAGATCCCGTTGGGATAATTGCGGCCGGGAGCTTGTGTGGGGGCGTAGCAGCGGATACGGATGGTGAGGTACTTGCCCTTGTTGAGCCGGGCTTTGCGGAGGGCGAAGTCGGGCGTGTCGAAGTAGGTGGTCTGGAGATACTGGCCTTGGAAGTCGGGGTCATAGTCCTCAGGGGGAAAGAGCCGGCGCATCGCCGCCCCGACGGCGGGAAGGCGTTCGCTGGGCACGGCCAGGGTGAGCACGTTCTGACGTAAGTCGGTAGTGGGTAGAGTGGGCATGGTGGTAAGTGTGGCATCCGTGCCACGGCCTAGGAGGTAGTAGCCGATGCTCGGTTAGCTGACGACGCTCTGCGTATCGACCTGGGTGCCGTTTTGCGCGTTGCCAGGCTTGGCGTCGGCTTCGTCACCGACCGCAACGACGCAGACCTGGACGTTTTGGCTGTTGGCCTCGGTGACCGAAAGTTGCACGTAGCGCTTGGTGATCTGGTCGGCGCGGACCTCGAAAGTCTCCATCTTGCTCGCGGCGGTTTTGCCGGTGATGGAGACGTTGTTTCCGGACAGGTCCGTGAAGGTGCTGTTATCGGTGGACTCGCGGAGCTTGGCCTGGATTTGGCCGGCGTTGGCACCGATGTAAAGAAAGAAGAAGACACGCTTGAACTTGGACATGTCGATGCCGGTCGTCGTGACCGTGGCGTTGTTGATTTGCTGCGGCGTCACGCCGTTGATGATGCCGTAGCGCTGGGTCAGGGTTTCCATGTACATGGGTGGTTCCTTGAAGTCCGTGGTTGGTGTGAAGCGAGCGCGAAACGCAAGCAACTAGGGTGCGGTGAAGCCGTAGACGGTGATCGACGCGTTCGTGTTTCCGGCGCCCAGGGAGGGCAGTGTCACCACGATGTTCGTGTTGGTGGCCGAGCTCGGGATCGGCGTCGGAAAGCGGATGAAGAGCCCTCCCTGGGCATTGACCGGTCCTGTGGCGCCCGCCAGGACGTTCATCTCGAATTTAAGGTTATTGGAGAGGCCGGTAGTGCTAATTTCGACGATGCTGGCCGCGGTGGCCCCGCCGCCCGTCACATCGAAGCCTTCGATGTAGGTGTACTGGCCGACACCGCCGGTGAGCGTAACCGCGTTGGATTGGGCGGCCCCCGCAGTGGTGACGACCTGGGCCTTGACGGGCTGGCTCAGGACCTGAGTATTGACGGCCTTGGCGGTGGTGACGTAGAGCAAGGCCGCGGCAAGGGCAGCGATCAAGAACGCGAGGCGAATACGAGCTTGGGTCATTGGTGAAGATCCTTAAAAGGGGTAGAAAGCGACCAGCTGTCAGCCATCAGCCTTCAGCCAAACCAAAATGCTGAGAGCTGATGGCTGAGAGCTGACGGCTTCTACGTGGCAATGGTGACAAACGGGCTGACGGTGTTGGAGCCGTCGGCGAGAGTGATGGCCTTTTCGATCCAGGGCCGGCCGTCGACGCGCTCGACGATGCGCCAGGTCATCTGGTTGTTGAGGAAGTTGACGTGCTCGCTGGCGGCAACTTCCAGGGCCATGCGGTCGCCGATGACATAGAGACCGGGGTCCACTAGAGAGAGGTCGCCGGCGGTGCCGTAGGCGGGAACCTTTTCCGAAACGAACACGGGCCGGCCAAAGAGGTAGCCGGGGACTTTGTCGGTGGCTCCGCCGAGGGCGTTGACCCAGACGACGCGGCCGGAGTTGTCCCGCAACTGCACGAGATCGACCAGGCCGTAGGGGTGCACCACCCAGATGGCCCGCTGGAGCGAGCTGGGGAGAATGCGGGAAAGGATCGTGGCCACGTCCGCGTAGCTGATTTTGCCGGCGGTGGCGCGCGTTACCTGGATGACCGGCCCAGATGTGTTGAGCATGCCGAGCGGTTTGCCGACGCCGTTGCCTTGCAGGAAGGCGTATTCCTCAGTCCAGCCAATGACCTTGGCGAAGAGGACCATCAAGAACTTCTCAAAGCCGCCGATGGCGTCCTGGAGAAGGACGTTGCTGGAGACGGAGTAGGCGGAGAGTTCCCACGGGCGAAGCTCTAGCTGCTTGAACTGAGGCTCGTATTCGGTGCGACTCTGGGCCTCGGCCGTCCACTTGGCTTGCATGCCGCCAAAGAAGGCCGAGATGCCGGCGGCTTGTGCCGTGGTGATGTCGAGGTAGGGAATCTGCAAGGTGGCGGCGGTCATGGGCTGAACGAAGGCGCGGGGCCGGATGAAGGTGTCTTCGGCCATGATCGATTGGATCTTGTCGGCGAACTGGGGCGGGACGGTGTAGCCGCCGGTGACGCCGGAGGATTCCCCGAGAGCGGCCTTCTGGCGGGCGTTGATGTCGGCTTGCTTGTAGTGCTTTTCGAGGTAGTCGGCGGCCTCGTAGGCGCCCTTGCCGACGCTGGTGCAGGCGGAGACGGCCTTCTGAAGCCAGTCGGCGAAGTTGTGCTTGGGATCGCCGTCGTTGCCCGGGCCGAAGATGGCGGGACCGGAGTGCTTGCGGGCCTGCTCCTGGGCTTCCGAGAATTGCTTCAAGGCGATCTGGAAGAGGGAGTCGAGGCTTTTGGTGAGGTTGCCGGTCAAGGTATCGAAGGACTTGGCGATAACGCCTTGGAGCGGGTCGTTGGTGCAGGCTTCAGCAACGCCGGTGTCGATCAGGTGCTTGGCGTCGGTGTCGCTAACGTCGATCACCTTGCCGGCGGGCTGGGTCATGAATTCTTTTTTGAGAGTTACGAACATGGACGTTGAGTCCTCGAGTGATTTTGGAATGGGTCATTCTCACATCGGTAAACCATCTCCAGACACGCGCCGGTTAGCAGCTTGGGGTCTGCCTCTTCCGGAACGGCCCTGATGGTTTCGTGAACAAGAAAAACAAGGAGCCCAGAGGACCCGGCAAGCGCGGCGTGGGTTGCCCGCTCGCCGGGCCTAGATACGACCGCGGGCCCTGTCCAGGACCTGTTGTGCGGCCTGGCTTGCCAGCGTAGGGAGGTTCAAGGAATCGACCTGTCGGAGAAGAGCTTTCTCAATTTCGTCCAGGGAAACGAAGCGTGCGGGGCTCTGAGTTTTGGAGTCCGGCGGTCCCTCGCTCGGAAAAACCAACGGACCCAGATCCAGCGCTTGCATGAAGTCGAACGGAAGCTCGATGGTGGATTTGCTGACGGCCTCGACCAGCGCATTCTGCTGGGCAGGCAGGAAGGTACACGCGTATTCCAGCAAGATCCACTCGTCGATTACCAAGTCGACGTCCCCCCAGCCGTTCGCTTGCCGTTCGCTCGTATCGGGGACATGGACCCTGGTCGGCAGAAAGCCGATCGATTTGCCACGCAGCAAGTCGGCCTGGACCAGAGAGAGGGCCACGTCGGCGGGCCAGGTGCCTTGCCAGCCCTCTGGTTTAATGGGGTATTGTGTCTTGGCCTTGACGCCCTGCAGAGCCCCGTCGCGGACAACTTTCCGCCAGAGCGACCGGCCGACGGGCGGCAGCGAGTAGGCGTGCTGTAACGTGACAAGCGGGTTGAGCTTGAATTGGCTATCGTTCATGCCGCGGGCGCGAACGACTTCCCGCGTGCGGTCGGGATCCTCCGTGGTGATCCAGGAGACGTCCGCGCGTTCGCCCGGCAGCACTTCGGACGGCCCTCTGCCGATGACGGTTTTGCGATAGCGAAACGCCTCGTCGCGCGGCAAGGCCTTCAGGATTGACTCCAGAGCGATGGCCTGGCGGTCGGTGAGGGGAAAGCCAAGGGGACCGGTAGTGGTCGGAAGGTGCGGAACGGGACTGTTGGGCATGGGCGACTCGATCAGCAAGCCGTGGTTGTCATCTCACAATCTCTACTCCAAGTGGACGACAACGGGTTACCAGGTCGCAAGAGCAAAAATGGAGAAAACTCGTAATGCTAGCTAAAAATGACCGCGCGGGGCTTCTGCCACACTAACCCGACGCGCCA